AACAAAATGAATTATTCGTTTTGCTTTTTAGCGTGGTTGGTGGACAGACTTTGTCTGTTGCTAACCTCTTTGTGCTTGGCATACTTCCTGTGGGTCTTGTTTTCGGATTCAGTGGAGGAGTGCTATGACAACGTGTTATACATCTTCGTGCTTGCAATGAGTGCTATGCTCTATGTGTGGTTATATAGGGTTAGCGGATTTGCGGATTATGCGGATCTCGTGTTTAGTGTGGTTTCATTGGAACCAGCTGAGCCAGATGAGATCCTTTCTATGACTGATGTTAGGACAACGCTCAGTGGGAAGACTCAAGGGGTCGTAACCATTGACGGAGTTGCTTATCAAGTCGAGATACCGGTGAGGGAGCTTGGTGGGCAGCTGATGGAGTACTTGTACTCCGCGGCAGCTTCCAGTGTTTTCACTTCTCAGCCTGAGGCTATGATGAGGTCGTCTGCTTTGACGCCATGTCAGTGGCCCGACGGGGTTGTGATTTTACACACTTCTTCCGGGGTATCGAAGCTTGAGGATTTTGGCTGTGGCTTTCGGGCTACAGTCAAGATCGGTGAGGAACGCCATGATGTGTTGTTGACATGCCGACACGTTTTGACTTCTCTTGGGGAGTTAGAACGCCTAACTTTACGATATAAAGGAAAAGATCTGCGAGTACCTTATTGCGAGTCGGATATTCGGTTTCATCACGGCCTGGACCTTGTGGCAATTTCTGTGCCCAAGGGGGTTTGGTCAGTGTTGGGAGTGAAGAGTTTGAGAATTGGTGATGTCCGTGAACAAGATATCTTGAGTGTTTACACTCCGACTGGTTCTGGCTTCAGTAGAGCTAGAGGTTTGCCGACCAAGCGCTCACAATTCACTTTCAGTCACTCTGCTAGTTCCCTTCGGGGTTCTTCCGGGTCGCCCGTCATGAATAACCGTGGTCGAGTTGTAGGCATCCATTGGGGTTGTAAAGTTGATCGAACAGGGAGACGTAATTGTGCTACGCAGTTGGGTTTTCTGAATTTGAAAAGTGGCTACGATACTCTCGAGTCCAAGAGAGATGCGTATGCTACCCTGTGCCTTACTCACCGTGGTCGGATTGTCGAGGCCGGTTGTAATTTGGTTTCCTTTCGGGGGAGACATATTAGAGCAGGGCTAGATGAGGAACGTTGTGTTGCTCTCGAATTATATGATGAACCCGAGTCTGATTCTGACAGCGAACCCGCAGAGTTCAGGGATTATGGAGAAGGAGTCATTCGTGTTGGGCGAGAAAGGAGCCAAAGGGGTCCTAATCGCATTACAGCAGACACCTTTGATAGTTTGAACACTTTGTGGGGAGATGTCCCCTCTGATAGCGATGCGTACAGCGATGATGAGGAAGAGTCATTTGAGAGCTCCAAGGAGACACGCTCTAGGGGAAGGAATATCCGAAAATCTACATACGAACAAGGACACAGGCGAGAGGCGAAGTACTCTGAAAAGAGGAAAGTTAATTGTGAGCCTAGTGAGAATGCTACGCGTTCTGCTAGGAATGGTGATTATACCCCCGCCGAAGTGACAGAGAGTGCGACCTCAGAAACTACTGTGGAGGACGCGCCAGCAGACCGGGCCGCATGCCAACAGCATAGACCTTCCTCTGCGAATGTCAGTGAATGTGTAGGTGATACGAGAGATTTCCAGGGGGGTCTGGCAGCGTCCGAGCGACAGACACCCTTAGAAATCTCGGGCAATACGTCTGGACCACAGGGATCTCTAGCGCTTCTTGCGTTAGTTCGGGAGGTTGTGCAGACCCAGTTGAAGGACTCGTTTTCCTCGGGAAAACCGGGTGCAGATACAGGGGAGCGAACGCAAAAGAAGAGAAAGCGACGACGAAAGCAGCGAAAGCGGAATTCGTCGAGCTCCAAAACTGGGGCCACGTCGACCGCAACAACGCGGGAGTCGTCCGGTCACTCCGATACCAAGCGGCAGCACGCAAGCGCGGCCGCATCCCGTCCTATTCGGAACAACAGCGTCTAATGGACGCTGTTTGTTCTCTTTATCCTCGATCGAAGGTACCCGTTTGGGTGTCATACATCGGGGATGATCAACGTATGAGGTGTAGGATCTTAGACGAAATGCTCAACATCAATTGTGATGCTGGTCCGGGAGTGCCGTTACACTCACTTGGCTTAGGTCAAAACGGTAACGTGCTCAGATCGGAAAGTGGGCTTGTCGCGAACGTCGTAATCGAAAGGTTGCGGAGGTTCTTGGCTGAGCCCCCGGCTGGTTTGTCGCCACGGGAGTTGGTTGAACAGGGTTATTGTGACCCTGTTCGGCTCTTTGTGAAGGATGAACCTCACTCTATTAGGAAACGGCGTCAGGGGCGCTGTAGACTGATCATGAGTGTGTCCCTAGCAGATCAATTGGTGGAAAGAATGTTGTTCAACGCGCAGAACAAGTTGGAGATTAAGAATTATGCAAATATTCCTTCGAAACCTGGCATGGGTTTCACTGATCTTCAATTACGTCAAACCTGGCTTTATGTTAAAAAGTTGGCAGGAGATAAGGTCTCCGAAGCAGCTGAAGCGGACGTAAAGGGGTTTGATTGGTCTGTCCAGGAGTGGGAGTTGATGTTTGATGCAAGATGTCGAGTCAAGCTTGCGGGAACAACATTGGATAGTGATTTTGGTGTGATGGTCATGGGTAGAGTGTATGCCCTGACTCGAGCTGTCCTGACGGATTATCATGGGAATATGTATAGCTGTGTTATCCCCGGCATTCAGTTGTCGGGTTCTTTCAACACTAGCAGTACTAATTCTAGGATACGAGTGACTATGGCTTTGGCCGTAGGCGCTAAGTGGGCGGTTGCAATGGGAGACGATTGTGTAGAGCAGTACGTGGAGAATGCCGAGGCGAAATATGCGGTCCTTGGGCATCCACTACGTATGTACAAGCGTTGTACGGACTCGTTTGAGTTCTGTTCCACGAGGTTTACCGCGACCCGCTGTTATCCGACGGACGGTACGAAAACTCTTTATCGGCTGATAGAGCAAAAGACGATTACTGGTGAATTCCTGTATCAATTTCGTTCTGAGATGAGAAATCACCCTAGGCTGAGAGAGTTTGAATCAGTTATAGCCAAAGTCATGTTATCAAGCTCGGACAATGAATGCTATGGAAAAGAAAACACGCAGGGCGCGGAGACGCACCCGCAAGCGCAAGAATGCGAAACAAGAACGGAAGCAGATGGCCCCCGGGGCCGTCCTTCCTCTCAGCTTTGCGGTGGCGACTAGGTCGAAAGACCCAGTCACCCGCAGAACTGGTCGGGGAAACCTGACCGTTGTATCGCATACTGAGACAATCGGGGAGATTGTAGGCTCAGGGAACTATCAGGTTCAGGAGTTTACGATCAACCCAGGCGAAGCTACCGTTTTTCCATGGCTCGAGCAGCAGAGTGCTGCGTGGGAGTACTATAGGTTTCGAAGTTTAGAGTTTATCTATACACCTATAGTTTCAGTTCAGAACAATGGAGTATTGCTGATGGCAGTGGAATATGCCGCCGGCACTCCACCTCCTCCTGACCTGAAGTCCATTATGGCTTACCATAAAGCTGTTAACTCTCCGGTTTACCGGAAGGTTAGCATGCCACTGGACATCTCCGCAGCATTCCCTGCTGGTGGTTACAAATACGTGAGACACCAAACCCAACCGACAGACAGGAAACTGTATGATGCGGGTGTTCTCATGTTAGCGACGCAGGGAGCTGCGGCGCAGAGTATGGGGCTTCTCAGCGTGAGGTATGTTATTGAGTTTAAAACTCCGCAACTTGAGAAGCCACTTGCTCCGGCAGACGGAGTCATGTTTGTGGCAAAGAATGGCAATCAGCAGATTGCAGATGGCACTGCTGGCCAGGCAGATTACAGGGCGAATGCGACCTGGCCGGCCAACTTTGACATCGGCACTATCGATGGCTTGATCCGAAAGAATCTCGTCAGCGGTGGTCAATCCTTTGTCTTTCCTCCAGGAACTTATGAGTTCAAGTCCGACGTAGGCGTTTTATCGAATTTGCTAGCGGCGGCCCCGAGCTCTGAGGAAGTGGAGGTCAAACTTGGGCGTTGGAATGATAATACGGAAACGTTTACCCCCTTCGACGCGCCGTCTCTTTCCGCCACCTCGAGTGAAATGCCTAATCCCCTCGCGTATAATCGTGTTTACAACATGGTTAACTCGACGATCCAGTTCTTTAATGAACCGACGGAGGTCGTTTTGAGGACGCTCGCCTTTCTTGGCGCGGCGACCACGGGTGGGATTTTAAGACTGAACGCTGGGAGTAATCTCGCGGTTCGGTCGCTAACCTCGACTGGTGGTTTGTAACCACCGCAGGTACCGTCAACCTGACTCACCCTGAGTATAACTGGACAAAGGAGTCTTACTAAAATGAGTATTAGTACTACGTTCACATAGGATTTTCTACAGCCTGTTGATTCAACCTGTTGATCACTACAGCTAGTTCGTTTTCGCATTGTGCATTGCACAAGTCGGTGAATAACCGTTTAGCTTGTTCTCACTAGTGGTAGATGCCGTGGGTCGTCATTGACGATCCACGGGCTCAATGGGGCTGATGAAAACCTTGAAGAAGGCAATTTTGTGCGTGTGTTGTGTTATCCACGACCACATGCGCGCCCTTTTGCAATCTCCAGGATGTCCTATGGCCTGTTAGAGAAACCTATGTCGACATGAACGGATTCGTTCGTCCGCCTAGTGTGTCGTAATACGAACCTCTATTTAATAAGGC